AGGACATATCTGTTAACCGACAGGCTGTCTTTGCTCTGTACCCTTTTATTCTGGGTGCTATTGTTTTTGCTGAGTACATACGATGATACAGCAACTTATTGGGCCATTGGCTTCATTAGTTACTGGACACTTCGAGCGTAAAGCAGAAGAGAAGAAGGCTGTCCATGAGCGTAAGATGGTAGCTATTCAGCAGGACGCTAACTGGGAAAACATCCACGCTAACAACGCAGCTAACTCATGGAAAGACGAGTGGTTTACCATTTTGTTTTCTGTCCCATGTGTGCTTGCGTTCTTTCCTAGCATGGTGCCTGTAGTAATGTCTGGGTTTGCTGCTCTGGACGCTATGCCTGAGTGGTACAAAGGTTTTCTAGGTGCGGCTGTAGCGGCATCGTTTGGCCTACGTGGTCTGGCTAACTGGAAGAAGTAATTATGGCGTATTACGTTGGTACACAAAAGTTCCCTAGTGTCTACGAAGCAGTTAGATATTTAGCGGCTAATCCTCAACCGGGAGTTAGCGTTACGTCTGCGCCTGTAGGTACTAATAACGGCATGTTAACTGGCGGTACAATAAAAGACGACAAAATGTATGCTGGTGGCACGCCTAATTTTGATGAGCGTACTGGTCAGTCAAAAGGCAAAAGCGAAAAAAAATCTACTAAACAAACTACTACTTCTAAAACCAGCTCAGAAAAAACTACTCAGAAACCTACTTCTACAACACCTTCAACGTCTACGGCTCAACCTAAAGCAGAAATGACCTTTACGTTTGTTAAAGGTAAAGAGCGCGGTGATGCGGCTCAAGCTTACCTTTATGGACAAACGGGTGAAGTTCAACAAGTAACCGTAGACGAACTACGTGACTATTTTGAAAGCGACGAAGTAAACAGACTGCCTGAAGTATTTGGTACGTTTGATAACTACCTTGCCTACATGACTGAGCGTGAGCAAATGATTCAGTCAGGTGATTACGACACAGGCAACTGGTCAGAATATACGGGCTTGTCAGAAGAAGACGAACTTATTTTAGACCCTGACTTTGACCTATCGGTTCCAGAGTCTGATAGTGGTGACTACAGCGCTCAACTAGAATCTAAAAAACTATCTAGCCAACAAGCGGCTTACAATAACTGGATCAACTCTGACGCTAACCAAGCACTGCTAGAAAAGTACGGTGTTGCTCCTGTTGTATACAGCAACTCTGGCGACAAGTTTGCATGGAATGGTTCTGCGTATGTAAAGACCCAAAACGAAGATCACGCTGGTTTTGCTGATTATGTAAAAATGGCAATGATTACTGCCGTTGGCATTATGTCGGGTGGTGCATTGGCTCCGGCATTATCAGGTGGTGCGGCGGCAGGAACAGCGGCTTCAATAGGTGGGCAAATAGGCGCGTCTGTTTTAAGTAATGCTATTACGCAAGCTATTACTACTGGCTCTATTAATTTTGATCAGCTTCTTCAAACTGCGGCTACTGCTGGATTAGCTTCGGCAGTAAGTCAAATTATTGGCCCTGAAATTACAGAAGCTTTAAATGGTGTTGATCTTTCAAAAGTAACAGGCATTGAGGAAGTAGATAACGTTCTAAGTGCAATGGGTCAAACAGCTATTCGCCAAGCGGTATTTGATGGTGAGTTAGACATGGATCAGATTATTTCATCTGGTTTATTTGCAGGAGCTAAAGAGCTTGCAGAGTTTGTCTTAGAGCCAATTCAGCAATTCATTGCAGAAAACACAACAGCTTCTCCTGAAGCAATGGAAGAACTTGCCAGAAGACAGGCGGAGCTTCGGGATGGTTTAAACCAAGAAGCGTTTGAGGAAATTACCTCGAACATGAACAACACTCTTAACACTGCTATTGCTGACCAACAAAACGAAGCAATTGCTAATCAACTAAGAGGCTTGGCAAATAACCTTCAGTCTATTTATGAAGAAGCTTATGCGGTATCACCTCAACCAAGTGGCCCTTCTGTTGAAGATTTTATGGCTAACTCTGTTGACGACGCAGACTCAGAACTAGCAGACACTACGGCTGACTTAACTGCTGATACAACTGCTCAGGCTGAGCCTATGGCGCAGATAACAAACCCATTTGAAGGTGACGAGCTAATCAATGGCGTTTATTACAACGATGCTGGATTCCCTGTAGGAATTAGCCCAGACGCTACACCAGAGCAAATTCTTGAGCAGTTTGTTAATGATAAGAATGCGTGGACTACAGCTACTGGCGTGTCTGCTCACGGTCTACCTAATGACGCTTTAGCTATATTAATTCAAGACGGTGACTTGCAAGGTCTTAGCGATTTTCTTGTAGAAAACAACCTTATTCTTGCTCAAGGCGAAGGCGGGTATATTTTAATTTCAGGCTCAGAATCTACTACAGGGTTCCACACTAGTCTTGATCAAGATGCTTTGTTAAACCTTGAGCCTCCTTCAAACGAAAGAATTGTTCCGCCTCCTACGTTTACAGATCCTGCTTTAGATCCAATGGATACTAGTGAGGTTTCTCCAGAAATTAGAGATATCCTGCTTGATGTTCAAGAAGCTCCAGAAACTCCATTAGAAATGGAAGTAGAGGTAGATCCGTTTGAGTATGAGGTAGAGCCAGAGTTAACGCCTGAGCCGCCACCTGAGCCAGAACCTGTAGAACCCGTAGAGCCTGTAGATCAAGACCAAACATCAGGAGAGGCTGGTACTGCGTCACCTTCGCCTGATCCTACAGTACAACTTGACCCTAGTTTTGCACCAGCACCAACTCCGGCACCTACTCCTGCACCAGCTCCTGCACCAGCTCCTGCACCAGCTCCTGCACCGCAAGAAGAAGCGCCCATTACTACTGGAATGTTTCAGGAGTATTTTCCTCCTGCACCAGCTCCTGCGCCTGCACCAGCTTTTGCACCGGCTCCGCCTCCAGCAGCACCTCCTGCGGCGGCCCCTGCGTCTGCACCAAGTGCATCAGCACCACCGCCTCCTGCGCCCGGCACAGCAACAGGCACAACGCCTGAAAGCTCAGCGCCAGCTACAACAGGTGTTGGAACAGGAAGTGGAGCAGGTGCGCCTGCTGGAGAAACGTATGAGCAAGGTAGTATGGTAGGCGATGCTCGTGCATTAATTGAGCAGGCATTGTTACGCGGTGCTACACCTGAATATCTACAAGAAAACTTTCCGCAGTACAGCGACATTATTACTGAGGTAAGTAGTCAGCTAGGCACGGTACCAACTCAACAACCGTCAGTAACCTCTGAAGATGTAGAAGGCATTGTTAGCCGAGCAATAGAAGCAATTCCAGAAGGCATGACACCTGAGCAAGTCAGTGGCGTTGTTAATGAAGCCATTGGAAATATTGAGTTTCCTGAAGGCATGACAGCTAGTGAAGTTAGCGGGATTGTTGACGAGGCTATTGCAAGCATTCAGTTCCCTGAAGGTTTAAGCACAGAAGACGTAAACAACATTGTTGAAAATGCAATTTTTGGTATTGACTTTCCAGAGTCGGCAACAATGGAAGACGTTAATCGAGCTATTGCTGGGGCTGGTTTTGCAACAGCAGGAGAAGTAGCAGCAGGCCAAGCGCAAGCAACTGAAGAACGTCGTAATTTACAACAAGCAATTATTAACGCTCAAGGTGACATTGAACAGTTAGACGCCAATACACGTCAGCAGTTTGAAGAGTTTGGTGGCACTGTTAACGAGTTGTTTTCTGATGTAAACGTTGATATTGAAGCATTACGGGCTGGTCAGATTAGCCAAGCAGAAGCACAGCAGGCTTTCCAACAAAGCACTGAAGAACGGTTTGGTGAGTTAGGCAGTCAAGTAGGCGATCTAGGCACTCAGATTGGTGGTTTAGCGTCAGACGTTAGTGGCCTTGGTCGTGGTCTTGAAGGTCTTGGCGAAGGCGTTGCAGGCTTAGGCGCTGGTCTAGGTATGGGCTTGTTAAGTTTAGGACAGCAACAACAGCAGTTAGCTGCTCAGTTGGCTAGACCAGATCCTATACCGTTTGACCCATTCTTAAAAGGTCTTAGTCCGTTTCAACCATTAACACCTATAGCGCTTACTCCACAAAAACAAACAAGTGCTTTGGATGAACTTAATCAATTTTTAGGTAGACAAAAGGGAATGCTCGTATGACATACCTTAACTTAGTTAACAACGTACTTCGTCGTCTTCGTGAAGAAGAAGTAGCGTCCGTACAAAGCAACACATATTCAAAGATGGTAGGTGATTTTGTTAACGACGCAAAGCGTATTGTAGAAGACGCATGGGACTGGTCAGCACTTAGGACTACCCTGACGATTACTACTACTGACGACATCTTCAATTACGTCCTTACTGGTAGTCAGAACAGAATCAAAGAGCTAAACGTTATAAACGATACGTCTAATATAATTATGGAGTACCGACCTGCTAAGTACTTTGATGAACAATATCTAGTAGAAGACCCAATCAAAGGCTCTCCTAAGTTCTTTACGTACAACGGCGTAGACAGTGACGGTGATACTCAGATTGATGTTTACCCAAAGCCTGACGGCGTGTACACACTTAGGTTTAACTGTGTGCTACGTGGTGATGACTTGTCTGCTGACGCTGACGACTTGTTAGTACCTGCTATGCCTGTAATGCACTTAGCTATTGCTTTCCTAGCTCGTGAACGTGGTGAGACAGGTGGTACGTCTGCTCCTGAGTACTTTAACATTGCTAACCAGTACTTGTCTGACGCTATTGCATTAGATGCTCAAAAGCACCCAGAAGAAGTAATCTTCTACGTACCGTGAGGTAGCTATGGCTCAACAATTACAAAGTATTAATCTTGTTGCACCAGCCTTCAAAGGAATCAATACAGAAGATTCTCCGCTGGCTCAAGACCCTTCGTTTGCTGACATTGCTGACAACGCAGTGATTGACAAGCGTGGTCGTATTGCGTCACGCAAAGGCTACAGTGTTATTACAACGGACAAGACTGAACTAGGCTCTGCAAAGATCAGAGCAATCAAAGAGTTTGAAGACAACGCTGGAAACACTACAGTATTTTCTGTAGGTAACAACAAGATACTTAGCGGTACTACTACGTTAGTTGACGAGACTCCCGGTGGAGTTAGCATTACTTCTGACAACTGGAAGATGGTTAACTTCAATGACAAGATTTACTTCTTTCAGCGTAGTAACGAACCATTAGTCTATGACGCCGTAGGAGGCTCTGTAGTGACTCTGAGCAGCGTTTCTGGTGCTGCTGGTGTTACCAGTGCTATGTACGGTAACGAGGTTCTAGCGGCTTATGGAAGGCTCTGGACAGCGGACATTAACAACGACAAGTCTACTGTTTATTGGTCTGACTTGTTAATAGGCCATGACTGGTCTGGTGGTACTAGCGGCTCTATTAACCTAGCTAAGGTATGGCCTGACGGCTACGACGAGATTGTAGCTTTAGCTGCACACAACGGTTTGTTAATTATCTTTGGCAAGCACAGCATAGTTGTTTATCAAGGCGCTGAAGCACCAGCAACAATGTCACTTGCAGACACGGTAGCAGGAGTAGGTTGCGTTGATCGTGACACTGTACAGTACACGGGTACTGACGTGTTGTTCTTGTCACACACTGGGCTTAAGAGCTTTGGCAGAACAATACAAGAAAAGTCAATGCCTATTACAAGTTTGTCAAGCACTATTTCTAAAGACATCATTGGTTTGTTACAGAATGAGACTGAGTTTTACCGTTCAGTGTACAGCCCAGAAGAAGGTTTTTACCTGTTGACATTTACAGCTCAGGACACAACTTTCTGCTTTGACGTTAGAGGCACATTAGAGAATGGCGCTTACCGTGTTACACGTTGGCCCGGTACAGGCTTTACGTCTTACGGTAGACAGAACGACGGTACACTTTTAATTGGCAACGGTGACGGCATAGGTGAGTACAGCGGCTACAGAGACAATGGTGAGAAGTACCGTTTTAAATACTACAGCCCCGGCTTGACCTTTGGTGATCCTTCAAGACTTAAGATACTTAAGAAGCTACGACCTACAATTGTTGGTGCTAACAGTGCCATTATGTTTCTTAAGTGGGCGTATGACTTTGGTACGTTCTTCCAAACTTCAGAGTTTACCGTTGGTAATCAGGTAACAGGTTACTACAACGAAGATGAGTACAACGAGACAGCAGAGTTTACAGGTGGTGATCTTACGTCACGCCGTGGCATAAACACTACCGGAGGCGGTGGAGTTATAACAATTGGGTTGGAAGCAGACATAGACGG